CGCTCAGGCAGCGGTTGGGCCAAAACCAAAGCCACAGGTTCAGCTAAGAGCAAACGAAGCCAGATCAGCAGTGTCTGAGGCAGATCAGGCAGTGCCTACCGATAATCACAGAAGAAGACTAAACACCATAGCCAACTCTTTACGCAAGTATCTTGCTGGCATAGGTCTTGCTGACGTTGATCTGACAACCACAAATGTGATTGATGTTGGTGTGGAGATAGATCCTGAAACTGGCAAGGAAATGCCGTTTCTTGTTGAGGGTGAGGAGACAAAAGGGGTTGATGGCAGACGCATAATAACTCTTGCTATGGAAATATATGACCCCAACCTATCTGACGCAGAGTTAGAGCAAAGATTAGCAGGGGTATTGAACCACGAGATCATTCACTCAATGAAGGCTCTGGGTCTTTTCACTGACGCTGAGTACCAGTCTCTTGTGAAGGCGGCAGAGTCCAGAAAATATACAAAGCGAACAGGCGGCAGAAACATACAGAGAGATTACACCTTCCTAGATCGTGCAGAGTTCATGTATCCAGACCTAGATCCAGAAGGTCAGCAGGAAGAAGCTATAGCTGAGATGTTCCGCGCCTACACCGATGGTCGTCTCAAGATTGCTGGCAGGCCAAAGGGTTTGTTCAGGCGTATGGTTCAATTCATCAAGCGTATATTTGGTGGATACAACGAGGCTGGATTCAAGAGCGTTGATGAGCTGTTCAGTGATATAAAATCTGGGAAAGTAGGAAGAAGAGACAGGGTTGCTGAAAGAGCCTATCAACAATTTGGCGGAGCAAGGGCATCAAGAGCGCTTGTGTTGCAAGGATTTACAGAGCCAGAAAAAGGTAATGTTGCAAGAATAAAGGGCGCTTTCAAAGATGTGACTCTTAGAGTTCCTGAGCTTGAAAAAGCTGCAAATGATCTGGCAAATAATGTTATTGATGCAAGGGAATATGACAGAGCAGTTAATCTATTCAAGCCTGCAATTCCATATCCATCTGTTCCGCAGCCAGCCACTCTGGAAGACCTTAATAGAGGATTAAAAGAATCTCAAATACCTATGATAAACCAACTTAATTCATCTTTTGATGGATTGTTGACTGGCCTAAGATTGGATATACCTGCATATACTAATAATGGGGTTTGGGTTCCAACAATACATTACGGCAAAAGATCTAAAGAAAAAACGGAGGATGGAAAATCCTTAGCTAACAAAGTTATTTCTCATCAAAGTGTTGGGGCAGTGACTAATGCAACATTTGAAGCTCCTTATGGGGCAGCATTGAATGTGGCAAAGGGTGCTGCGAAAGGCCCATTTGCTACAATAGAGGGTATGTACAAACATTTCTCTACAGAAGAGGCGTTTGCTCTTGCTGAACGAATGATAAATGATCCCGATGTAGTTCAGGTTGGCTTTGACCCGACACGACATTCTTATTTTTACGATAGAATTACAATGCAGCCAGTTATTGGTGCTGACTTTGTTCTTCAAGTCGGCCCTCTTGTATTAGCTAGAAAACCTAGGGCTGGCGCGAAGTTTATTGATGAGATTGGCCCTGCTGTTGCCGGAGATCAAACTAGAAAGTTCTCAATAGTTAGACTTCCTAACCTTCCTGATAATCTTATTGGCCCCTTGGCAGTTGTCAATGATGCTAAAGCTCAGTATATGCAGTCAGTTGGCCTACCTAATAGGCGACAGGCTGAATATGTGCAGGTAAATACAGAGCTTGCAAGAAGAATAGCTGTAGCCTTTGAGGAATCGGAAAGCAATCCTGATGATCCAAATGTAATTGCAGCTTATAAAGCTATGGCAGATGAAACACTGGCTCAATGGCAGTTTGTAAAAGACACAGGTATAAAAATTGAGTTCATTCGCAATGGAAAAAATCCTTACCCCAGAGGTTCAAAGGATGTATTAGCAGATATTAGAGACAATAACCATCTTTGGGTTTTTTCTACAAAGGATGGCTTTGGCACCTCTGAAATAACACCACAAGACATAGCGCAAAATCCCATGTTGGCAGATTCTGGTGAGTTAATAGACGGATCGCCTGCAACAGTTAATGATATATTCCGAATCGTTCACGATTATTTTGGTCACGGTCTTGAAGGATCTACATTCACCGCTCGCGGAGAAGAAAATGCTTGGCAGGCTCACGTTAGAATGTATAGTCCTCTAGCGGCTAGAGCCATGACAACAGAAACAAGAGGTCAAAACTCTTGGGTCAACTTTAACGAGGTTTCTGGACTAAGTAACAGAGCAGACCCTGCAAATACCGTATATGCAGATCAAAAATTAGTAATTCTTCCCTCTTTTGTTATGGAAGAGGGTATAGCCCCAGATATGGAGATTAAAAATGAAGGACAAGAATTTAGAGAAAGCAGTGAAGAGCTTGATTCAAGACGAGATGAGAGGGCAGACAACGCAAGAGCAACGGGAACTGGAGGAAGAGCTGGCAGTTCTCGATTCTCGCGCAAAACAGTCTCAGGAGGCTTGGCTAGAAAGGTCGATGCGGAACCGGAAAGCGGTTTCGTAACTTTAACACATTACTCTCCAATAGCAGATCTGGAAACAATAGATCCAGAAAAGCAAAGAACAAATTTTAGAATGCGTGGCGAGGAGCAACGAAGAGCCGCTCTACACAAGGAAATGTATCCAGCAAGAAGCTATTACGGCATGAACGTAGGTGAGGATATAGGGTACAAAAAAGAATATTCAGTTGGAGATAACGTATATCAAGTAAATGTTCCTTTAGAGTCCCTGTACAACTTTGACTTAGACCCTGATGGGTTTAGGGAGCAAGCAGAGCCTGTGGCAGACAGAGAGGTTCGCGCCTTTTCTCCTGAAACGGAAGTTGAACAAAAAGCTGAATATGTAGCCACCTTAACAGAAAAAATGATTAAGGATGCTGGATATACTGGATACTGGGTGACAGATAGTGGATTAGGTAGAGTCGCCGCTATATTCAATCCTTTATCTGTTGAGCCATCTGATGGCGTTAAGTCTACTGAAACAAAACAGATAAAAATGTCTAGGCGTAGATTGCCCGCTGGATACGCAGACATACTTCCTTTCATGCTTGAAGATGAGGTTGAGCTTACCGAATCAGGTATGCGTCATCACGTTGAGTCCAGAATAAATAATCTAGTCAACATCTTTAACACGTTACCAAGTCAAGAAGAAATGGCATCAGTCGCTGTTGCAGGAAAAGCTAAAAGAGGTTGGTACAAGAACTCAGCTCAAGCTATTTTAGATATATTTGGAATATACGATGGAAGAAGATTTACTGCATTGTTGGCAGCAACTTCACCACAGACATCGGTTGAAAGCAACGCGATAAACACTCTAAACATATGGGCTAACTGGAACAACGCTGGAAGGCCAAAAGACAGGGCTTCCATATTAAGAATTATGGGAGAATCTGTCCAAGGAGATAAGGGTGAAGAATCAATATTAGGAGCTTGGATAAACAACTCATTGAGAGCGTTGTCTGCACCAGAAGGCTCTGAGATGCAACTGCAATTATCTGGCCCTAAAGTAAATTCATTTATGTTAAATCTAGTAGGCGCTTTTGATGAAGTGACAAACGATGCTTGGATGGCAAATTACGCTCTTGTTAATCAAGATATATTTAAAGGAAGACAAGTTAAAGGTTCTGAGGACAGATTTGGCAAAATAGGGGAAAAGGGGATTGGTTATATAGCGTTTTCTGCAAAAGTGCGTAGAGCGGCTGATGCGGCCTCTCAAATAACAGGGGATCAATGGACACCAGCAGAAATACAAGAAACAGTATGGTCTTTATCAAAAGCCCTTCTTGAAACAAGAAAAAGCAGACAAGGTAATATGAGCGGCCTTACCGCCAAACAAATGTTACAGCAGGGCGTTATTACCGACAAGAATGTCGCAGATGTTCCAGACTTTGCGACACTTTTTTCAAACGGACTTTATGGAAGGATACTAGAAAATGCAGGTTATGAAAAAGAACTCTCCAATATACGAAGCCTCTCAGAGAGCATTGGAAGCCCAGTCGAGGCGAGGGCGGTCTATGGCACTGAAGACCTCTCGATTAATCCGTCAAACTTTAGAGACGAACTCGACAGATTTGCAAACAGGCTCGAAACCCTCGCAAGAAAAACAGATGATGAAATAAAGCCTAACATAGGTAATCTGACAGAGCGAGAAACAGAGCAGATTGGCAGAGTTGGCGAAGTAATCGGGACTCTTCCAAAGTACAGCAGAAGAAGGGTTACGCCACCGCCAGAGATACTTGGCTTTGGTCAACAAGCTGAAGCATCAATCACTGGCATACCTGTTCAAAACAGATTTGCCACTGTCTCCGCCCCTGTAAGATTCCCAGACAAAAACCTACAGAGGTTTGAGTCCTTGTTTGGGATTATTAAAGAGGGAGATGGAAACACGCCTGTCATTCTTTTTGCTGGTGAACACAACAACGAAACAAAAGGCGGTAGTGGCATCAGTCACATTTTGTCTCGTGGGCATGAACAGGAGTTAATAGAAAACTCAAAGTTCAAAAATATCGAATCAGCAATACAGCAAACATTTTTTGCTTGGCATAAGCAAGGATTCCAAGATGGCCCGAATGTAATATCTCAAGCTGGGACTATGGGTGGCGACAGGATGAGGTCTGTTGATGGATCTTTCCGTTCAATTAGCAAAAAAGACATGGATCTTATTTGGTTGAATCCATCACATAGCTCTCCACCGTTTAAAGTGGTTCTAAACTATGGATTGGTTTCTGAGCCAGCCGTCAAAGAAGAGTTTGGATTCACCCGTGACATACCAGTTTACTCAATAACAACTGCGTACCCTCTTCTGACGGCAAAACAGAAGTCAGAGATAAAGCAGAGCAGATCCGTTGTTAGAGTTCCTGTCAACTTCAATCCACCATCAACAAAATCAATAACCGCTCTTGTCGATGAAAATGAGGAGGCATATCAAAGATTAACTTACAATAATGTGTCTAAAATATTAGCGCCAGTTGCTAGAAAGTTTTGGGACTCAAACGATAACGCAGAAGCAAGATTAGCAAGAACTGAGCGCTTTATAACAAAGTTCCAAGATGCAATGCTGCCTGTTGGAAAAATGGTAGATGATCTGAAGGCTGATGGGTTTACTGTAACCGAAGGCTTAGATCCTTATATGAGAGAAGAGAGATCTCATGGCCTTATAGGATTTCAGCTAGAGCAAAATACACAGAACTTATTTGAGCCGTTGAGGGACACTATAGGTGATATAGATATCAGTGAGGCTAAAATAAGCGAACTCACAGGAGGCAAAGTACCAAAGTCTTACTTCTTGATTGATGCTATCAAGGTAAATGGCGAAAGGATGGCTATAGCTGATGCTTATATGTATGCACTCCATGCAAAAGAAAGAAACGAATATGTCCAGAACAGACATGGTCGTGGTCTTGGTTCAGGTATGTCTGAGACAGAAGCTAATTCAATCATAAACTGGGTTGATTCTCTGGACTTGCAAAATCAACAACTGTTAAATGGTGTGAGAGACTATGTTAAGCAGATAGTTGCCAGCACAAATGCCGCCAGAAAAGATGGTGGATTGATGGCTGAGGAATATCAATATGAAAATTATGTTCCTTTGCGTGGCAATTTAGATCCGGAATCAGAAATGGCTGAAGATGGAGCTGGACTTGCGAGAACATATCAAAGAAAACAACGTGATCTTTATGGCGGCAAGAGAAGGCAAGATCCTCGAATAGTAGCTGGCAGAGGAACGTCTTATGCAGAAGACATAATTGGCACCGTTATGATGCAAAACCAGACATCGATAGTGGATGGTGAGCGCAATAAGGTGGGTCAAACATTTCTTAAAATGGTTCAGGACGATAAAGTTGATACAAAAGATATAGCAGAAGTTGTTACAGATGTTACAGATCAAATAAGGGATAATGTTCTTGGGGTTAAGGTTAATGGTCAAGAAGACCCTGTTAATATTTTAATATTTGACGACAGAATAGCTAGAGCAATGAAGGGTGCATATGGTGATGGCATCAACAGAGGCGGTGCTGTTGTCAGATACATGACCAAGTTAAATAGATATCTCTCATCTATCAATACAACTTATAATCCTGAGTTTATGGTAACAAACTTTGCCAGAGACTTGGAAACAGCTTTGGTGAACATTGGTCAGTATGATGGCAAGGGATTAACAAAAGAAATACTGAAGGGCGCGATGCCAGCGGTTGCAGGTATAGGAAAGCACATTAGAGCCAGACGCGGAGGTGAGCCATACGATCAGGACAATTATTGGTCTCAGAAGTATCAGGAGTTTATGGAAGATGGCGGCAAAAACGCGACCAACCAGATTGATACAGTCAAAGATCAGGTAAATAATATCAGGGATATTCTTGGCGATATATCTGGCAACACAATGGCTGGTAAGTTTGGATTAGCTAGGACTCAGTTCTTGGGTAAGGGTGTTAGGTCAATACTTGGTATGCTTGATGATGCCAACACTGCGGTTGAAAACGGTGTTCGCGTTGCAACATACGATGCTTTGTTGAAAAGAGGCTTCAGCAGAGCCAGAGCCGCTCAGGCCGCAAGAAACATAACAGTCAACTTTGCCAAGGCTGGTGAGGAAAGAGCCATAGCAAACGCTCTTTACCTTTTCTACAACGCATCCGTGCAGGGTTCATTTGCGCTTTACAATGCAATGATCAGGTCTCCAAGAGTTCGTAAGATATGGGGAGGCATGATCCTGTATGGAATATTACAAGATCAGTTGCTTGCCGCTCTTTCTGGTGACGAGGACGAGGATGGCATTCCTGATTACGATGAGTTGAGCGATTACACGCTTGAACACAACCTGATGCTAAACACATTTGGCCTTTCTGATAACAAATACATAAAAATACCACTTGGATATGGGATCAACTCTGCTGTTAATCTTGGTAGAGCGTTAAGCAGAACTCAAAGGGGTGAGTATACTGTTGGTCAGGCATCTAATTCTATTTTTGGAACTCTGCTTGAATCAATCAGCCCGATAGGTGGTGTAAATGATTTTGATGAGGTTGGTGATTATGCAATCATTGCCTCTCCAACAGTCATCGAACCAGTAACATCCCTGCTTGTTAATAGAGACTTTGATGGATCACCTATTTTCAAAGAGGGTTCGCAGTTTGGATTGCAAAAACCAGCCAGCCAAAGGCACTGGACAACGACAAGCACACCTTCAAAAATTATTTCACAAACAATTAATGATTTGACAGGTGGATCTGATGTAACTCCGGGAGCTGCAAATGTTTCTCCAGATGTAATTGATTATATTTTTGGTTTCTACACAGGAGCTGCGGGTAAATTTGTTCAAAGAACATTAGAGTCTCCATTAAATGTTGTAGATGCCCTAAAGGGTGATTACGAAGGGGATATCATCAGGGAAATACCTTTCTTGCGTAAGGTTGGTGTAAACCCATCTGCCTTTGAAGATGTCGGCACGTTTATTGAGAACAGGGATAAGGTTCTTTACGCAGGTAAGGAACTGCAATACGCAAGACAAAGGGGTGATGTCGAGGGTGAGGCAAAAGTAAGGCAGAAGTTTGCCAAAGAACTTTCCATATATGGTCAGTTAAAAGCAATGAACAATGCACGAAATCAACTTCTAAGACAGAGAAAGCAGATAGAGAACAATCCACGAATACCCGACTCTCAGAAAGAGCCTTTGATAAAAAGATACAGGGAGAAAATTAACTTAATCGTTAAAAAAGCCAACGCCCTGTTGAGAGACGCTGGCGTAAAGTAGGTGTTCTATAGATTGATCTCGTCATGCTTTAAGGTAATCTCGATTTTACTCACATCACACAGCAATAAACATCATGGGGACTGTTGTGATTAGAGATCTATAGCCTTGTGTTCTGCCCCCTCGCAAGGGGCTAGGACATCGACAAACCTACTGCTCGTTGCCCAGAAAGGAGTATGATTACCCCCCAGAAAAAGTTATGTGGAACTTTTACCATCTATCCATTCTTGAATAGATCTCTTAGTCCATCTTTGTGGATTTGGAATAATTGGCTTTGGAAAGCTATCATCTTTTGTCCTTATATTATACAAAGACTGTCTTGTCATAGACAGAGTTGAACATAATTCCTTTATGGAAATTAGTTCGTCTATTGTTGATATCCCTTTTTCCATCTTTCAAACTCCTCAGTTATCTTTTTAAATTTTTCTCTGGCCTCAGAATTATTTCTAAGATCAGTCCGTGATTGTATCTCCAGCTTCGCCCTCATGGTGTTGGCAATGCTCTCTTCCGTGTTGTCTTCAGCACCGATAAATATACCAAAGTCCTCATTGCGGCATAGCATTCCTGCGCTTGATATCATCCTCTTTATCTCACGCTCTTGCTCAGGCACCACAGGCTCTTCCTGATCATTTAACTTGACCATTGCTACCATGTAGCGAGACCCAACCCAATCAGTATGCAGACTTGGTGGACACTCGTTTGGGTGCAGGGATAGCCTGAGAGTAATACCGTTTCTGTCTTGAGACATTGATATCTTTACTGCCTCAAAGTTTACAGCCGCGTCTCTAACCTCATTCATCGGACTCTCCCCCCAACATTATTTCTGTATGACGACAGTCATAGTGCTGTCCGTCAATAAAATCTCTGGTATGTGTTTTAATTTTTATACCACCCTTAATTCTTTCATACGTTTTTATTTCTTGCTTAAAAACATTTGGTAGATTATCTGGGAAAAAATCATCTTCTAAACGATCTTTTAATGAACAAAGCCTTTGGGTTGGAAAATAACAAAGATCATCTTTCATCTTTCTATCCTCATCTGGTTTTGCCTTGGCTTGCCAGTGTCCACTGTGTTGTTAAGTTCATTCAGTCCACTTATAGCCTGTCTTATGACTGACTCCCTTGAATTATGCATGGAATTGTGAAGTGAATTATGAGAGGTTAAGCTGATCCATTTGCTTTTTCCATGAAAGTTACCACGCTTTGAATTAGTATAAAGCCTAGTGTTTCTGGGTGCTTTTCTTTTGTCTTTCAACTTCTCTTCATACAGCTTGAAGTTCACCACCTTGTCATTGATATCTTTCAGATGAAAGGCAAACTCATCAAGGCTCATATCTAAAGTATTTTTCATTTTTTCCTCACTTTATGTCCGTTTGATGGGTTTCAAGGGCGTGAACAACTATGGATATTCTAGCCAGCATATCATGCTCTGTTTCCGATCCATCAACAAATACATTTCGTCTAATGTGTTCTGGTAAACACTCAATCTGATGCTTCAAGTCGTAAGCAATTTGCACACTTTCATCCATTGAATTTCTCCCAACTAGATTTAGCCCACTCAACTGGATCAACCCCCTGTAAATCCCACCACGTTCTTTCATCACCAAAGTGATGTAGCTTCATGTGACAAGAGTGGCACAGAGGAACACACCAATTATCTCCCACCTTCATTCCCATAGCGTTAGGCTCTGCGAACATGATGTGGTGTGCCTCTGCACCGTATCCGCAGACCAAGCAAGGCGAACCTCGCAAGGTCTTTAGATACTTCTGGGATCGAACCCTAGAACCTTTCTTCACCTTACCCTTTCCACAACTTTCATAGTGCCAGTCCTGTTAGCAAACACAGTCCTTGTCTTTGCAGACTTAGCCCCATACTTTGAAATTATTGCCTGATACAGCCCTGCGGCCTGAGCCTCTGGAAGTCTTGCATAATCACCAACCTTCATCAGCTTGGATGTCTTAACGTGCCATCCGTATTTTATCTGACAATCATTTCCATCTTGGCTAACGTGTTGAAAGATAGCAAAGTGTTCAATGGGTCTTTTTGACATAGGCTTTAATGGCTTTTGATAACAAGTCTTTCCTGATATAGCGGAAAGAAACTTTTTAATAAATTTTGTCATTAGAAAGGCACCTCATCATCTAAATCGGCTGGGGCTTGCTTGGCCTGAGCCTGACCTCTTTCTTCATACTTGTTCCCTCTCAAAGACAGGAACGTCTCCCCTGTCTTATTAGCAGTCTTTTTCCAGCCAGCTAAGGACAGTACAGGCTTTTCAACACCCCTCTCCATCTGAGAGACAAGATCACTTATGACCTCATCACTCAATTCAAGTTTACCTGTGTAGTCAGGTGAGGTTTCTTTTGTCTTCTTCTTGTTAGAGAATAAGACACCGGATGGTGGATAATCACTCATTTACTTTCTCCTTTTAACTTTTCACTATGAGCGGTAAAGTTCCCTAGAACTTTTTGATAAAGGGCTGAGTCACCCTTCTTTAAGATCTCCAAGGGAGTTTTATTAGTTCCCCAGAACTTTCTTAAATCGTCCAAATTAGCGCACTCAGGGATGAAAGTCAGAAACACCTCTGACAATAGGCTCATACCCTCAACGTCCTTCACAGAGCCATCTGAGGACGTTACAGACACCTTCTGATCTACACCCTCTGGCAAATCCTCTCCAGCGTAGATGTAATGCCCCAATCCGTGCATTGCACAGCATTTTGCCAAGCATCTCTGCAAGGCAGTATTAACTTGAAAGCTGTCTGGGTTTTGAACAGCTTTGTTCTTATAGTCCAGAACAGGCATGATCTCCGTCTGCTCCTCATCACCAATCCGAACAGTTACAGCCACATATGCATAGCCATGCTCGTCTTTGGTGTATGGTAAACCACGATCAGGTCTATCTGGGTTATCCAGATAAGTCTCGGTAGACCAGATATGCTTTACATATTTGGCATTAGGGAAAGCATTTTTTACCTCACCCCAAGCCCATGCCCAACTCAAATAAGTCAGGCCATTCTTTTCTTCGGTATGATCCGAAACATCAACCTTGGATAAAGTCTCCCAAACACTGCTCATACTATATCTCCTTTGAACTGTGAGCAAAAATTAGCGACACCGCAGTAATCGCCATGACATCGGACATATTCACCTTGTCGGTGTTCTATCTCCAAATTTGTTTTATCTTTCATAAATTCTTCTGCTGAGGTTTCGTTATCAAACACCCTCTGCGCTCTTTTGTTACCCTTCTTTTTTACAGCCCAAGCCTCGCCACGCTTCCATCTTTCTTCATCACTGCAATCTGGGAAGGTGTGTGCCAAGTCAAAATTAATCTGAGCATCCTGATGCAGGGCAACGCGATTATTGATATAATCAATCCGCTTTGTATCAGGCCACAAGGGTATATCAATCAATGCCACTGGTGCTTGAGGGTAGTCCTCTCTACGTTCTGCCTCACGCCTGTTCCAATCTCTGAGTATAGCGCATATCTGTAGAGACTTAACTTTCATTCCCTTCGTTTTTTGCGCTAGGAATGCATAACAGTTTAACTGTTGCTCCCATTCAATCTTTCCGTGAATAACAGACCACACACTGGTAACCTTGTAGTCGGTGATGCTGATGGAGTTGCCTTCGATCTTCTGGTGATCAACAGCGCCTGACAACACCCAGTCATTTACTTTGGCGTACAGACGCTCCTCAAGAGTGACGTTCTCATCATCTGATGCGCTTTCAAGAATGTGATGAACGGCTGTTCCAAACAAAGGCCAAATCATATCTGCCGCATCTGATGTCATTTCAGCAGAGCGGGCCTCTCGTAATAATCTTACGCGAGGACTATCTATTAAAGTGGTGACAGAGATATCGGATTCGCCCTTGCTGTATTTGTCATTACGAGCAAAGTTGACGAATGAGGCAGGTAGGTTATGATTGTTTGTAATTTGCATTTAAGTCTCCCAACTTCAATTACCTATATGGCACTTATATACAGTATTGTCAATAGGTAGGATGGATATTAAATATGGCTAAAAAAGTACATCAATTTCAGATACTTGGAGAACCAGCCAGCAAGGCCAACAGCAGAAAGATCGTAAGACTCAAGGGAAGACCCATATCAATAAAATCTGACAAGGCACGAAAATATGTAAAGACATTTTGTGATCAATGTGAAAAACTTGACGAATTATTCAAGTCGGATGTATGTGTTGAGATGTTAATTTATTATTCTTCAAGAAGGCCAGACCTTGACGAGAGTTTAATTTTAGATTGTATGCAGGGGCTTATCTACGAAAATGACAGGCAAGTTAAACAGAAGCATATATACTGGTCGCTTGACAGAGACTGCCCCAGAACTCTCATCAGAGTGTCGCCTCTGGAGACAGGTAGTATCCCAAGCTATTTCAGATGCGTATCTTGAAGACTTAAAACAAAAAGATTCAGTCTCTGAATGGATTTATTCGCCTGACTTCGACACAGTATGCGATCTTGCCTCACTAGACACACCAAGAATGAGAAAAAATTTTATAGAAATTTTATCAATGAAGCCAGCCTTAGCGAAAATGAAAGGCAGAATGATCAAGCATTTATTAGAAAGAGAATAAGTTATATATAACTAATATATTATAACCATATATATTATAATATATATATTATAAACACTATTCACGAACAAAATAATCTCAGTCAACTATGGGGTTGACAACATTTTCTCCTGAGAATATCGTGGTTGCTGTTCTATGGAGGAACATATGAAAATTGAAAATTCTATCATTGGCACAGCCCATAAACTCGGTGCTGGTCAACACAGGGTTCAGTGTCCTTTTTGCTCTTCGACAAGAAGAAAAAAAGGCATGAGAGACCTTTCCCTGAATATTGAAAAAGAACATATTTTATACAACTGCCATCATTGTTTGGAGACAGGCAAAATAAAGTTGGAAATCCACAAAATCAAAACTAGGAGAAAGCCAGTGCAATTAGCGGTTAAGCATGATTATAAAGATTTATCTGAAAACTCAATCGCTTGGTTACGCAATCGTGGCATCTCTGAAGAGACAGCAAAAAAAGCAAAATTAAAAACATCCAAGACTTACATACGCGCAGTAAACTCTGAGACTGAGTGCGTTGTTTTTCCATACACAAATCAAGGTCAGCAATACGCAGCAAAAATAAGAAGTTTGTCTGACAAGGGATTTTCTTGCAACGGCAGTCCACAATCATTTTTTAATGTAGACAACGTGGCGACAAATGACGATCTGATTATTTGTGAGGGGGAGATGGACGCTTTGTCGTTCATGGAAGCTGGTTACGATAGCGTGGTAAGTGTGCCGAATGGCGCGGTGATGAAGGTGGTGGACGCAGATGTTGACCCAGAAGAGGACAACAAATTTAAGTTCTTGTGGGATGCAAAAAAGAAAATAGACCTAGCCGCGAAAATAATAATTGCGACAGACCACGATAGTGCTGGACAGGCAATGGCAGAAGAGATTGCCAGACGCATAGGAAAGGACAGATGTTGGAAGGTTGAGTTCCCAGAGGACTGCAAGGACGCGAATGATGTCCTTGTGAAGCACGGCAAGAAAAAACTGGATGACATTACTGCATTCTGTAAGCCTTGGCCTGTTGCTGGTCTATATGATGCCGCTCACTTTTATAAACAGCTTGATGACATCTATGACAACGGCATGGGTTCTGGGGCAAAGACTGGTTACCCGAATGTCGATGACCTTTACAGCGTTGTGGAAGGACAACTCACGGTTGTTACTGGTCACCCATCATCAGGCAAGTCAGAATTTATTGACCAAATTATGATAAATCTTGCTTCGCGGGAGGATTGGAAGTTTGGTATTTGTTCGTTTGAGAACGAACCACGAATACACATAGCCAAGCTGATCAGTAAATATCTTGAAAAGCCTTTCTTCGATGGTATGACACCACGAATGACAAAAAATGAATTGGAACGGGGTAAAGCGTTTATTCAATCTCACTTCTCTTTTGTCTATCAGGCTGATGGTTCGATGGCTACAGTCGAGGGAATTATTGAAAGGCTGAAGGTTGCGGTGATGCGGAATGGCATCAAGGGCGCGATCATTGACCCATACAACTACATAGCCAAGAGCCGTGACATATCAGAGACAGATTGGATTTCAGATATGCTTACAAAGCTGAGGGTCTTCGCTCAGTCGCATGGGATACACCTCTGGTTCGTGGCACACCCAACAAAGATGATGCGCGATCAGAACGGCAAGATACCGCCACCAAAGGGCTATGATATATCAGGATCTGCCGCATGGTTTGCCAAGGCAGACGTAGGGCTTACAGTCCATCGTCCAGACCCAAACAAAACCGAAAGCCAGATCCATGTATGGAAGTGCCGCTTTTCATGGGTAGGCCAGCAGGGTCAGGCAAGCCTGTATTTCAACCCTGTCACATCGACATACACACACGAACTTGATGATCCATTTTCAGATATGCCAGAGCCACAATACGATGCGGCAAAGTATGGGGAGACACCATTTTGACTAGATTAGGAAAACAGTTACTGGAAGAGGCGGCAGTCGTGATTGATGCCAGAGGTGATCATTATGGTACGCCATTAGATAATTTTACGAAGATTGCCAGACTGTGGAGTGTAATACTCGACATAGAGGTCACGCCCATACAAGTGGGATTGTGCCTTGATGCTGTTAAAACGGCTAGGCTTTGCGCCACGCCTGAGCATTGGGATAGTCTGGTTGATAAGGCAGGATATGCGGCAGCTACAGCAGAGTGCTTGAAGCCAATAGGAACTGATGATAGTAGTTGATCATCTAAAAAGTTTCATGTAACTTTTGTACTTCTCCATAGAACTAAGGGGCGGATCATTAGAACCGCCCCTTTTTATGCGTGGGATGCACACAGAGGGAGATTAGGTGACAGGCTCTGTATGCTTGCGGCAGTCCCACACCGCCGTTCAACATCCTGTCACCTGTTCATATTAGTCACAGCTTTCATTGCGCTCGATATGAGCGTGTAGTAAGCCATCTGATGATTTGATACTACGAACTCTGGTATCATACCCCAATGGGGGATAACAGGTTTTGTAGTTTTCTATTTTTTTATCTAATGTTTTTTCATCACTAGAACTTAGTACAATATTAATTGTTCTCATCCCATCTCTCCCTTTTCATCATTTTAATTGTCCCGACAATAAAGATAAATGCTCCAGAATACAGAACAGCCATTGCTACAAATATGTTTTTGGTGGGGTCTTCAACCAGACCAACACCAGCAAACGCACAAAACAATCCAAGCACTGCAACAGATGCCCATTTGAATAAGTTACCCATAGCTTTTACTCCTCATTTTCCAAAGCGCACTCAACAGCTTCCTGAGCCTCAAGAGCCATGATTAGCTTCTGCCTGTTGTCCCTATGATAGGGGTGCATAAGCTGTTCAATGATTGTATCCAGACCAACCTCAATGGCATTCATTTCGGCTGGTGTTACCCTAAGATTTATTACAGTCATTATTACTCTCCTCATTATCTCGCTCAATGCGCGAGGTCATTGCATCCAAGATTAAGTGCGTTGCCTGTTGTGGGTCTGGAGCGCAGTTATATGATAATTCTACAACAAAGCGCGACATAACATTTGCCACATGAAAAGGGGTTGCACCCTGATTTGAAAATTCCTTTGTCACATCCATCAGACGATCATACATATCTTCGTATTTAATCATTATCACTCTCCTCTCAATGATTGTGTTGAGACCAATGCTCATCCCATAACTCTGACATCATCTCAGTCTTTTCTTCATCTGACATATGAGCCAACAGATCAAAAGACCTGTTGACCACTAGCTTGTCTTGAAGTTCAGTGATATCTTCGCACTCGCCAATGTATTTTGAAACCTCATCAGCGAACCAACCTTCGCTACGCAGGACATAATTTGACATACCCATTACACTTGCTCCCCTTCGATTTCATATTCTAAATATCCGCAAGCGGCATCAACACCCAACAAAAACATTTCTTTGTCTTCTTCTGTATCAAAAGCATATGTCTCTGTTTTGTCCTGACACGTTCCCCAGATAATTGTGATAACTTGGTTTGCATCATCAATCTGATCTTGGGTTTGACCGATGCAGTTTATGATTGGCTTTCTAATAAACGCTTTACTCATTTTTTACTCCTCGCTTGTTGAAGTCTTGTGGTTTCGATAGCGTGACAATTTGCACATATTACGACACATTTTCTGATCTCATTGACCAGATCTTTTAGTGACGCATCACGCATATCTGATACGTTTTTTGATTTGTCATCCAGATGATGGAACTGCAACGCAATACCATTTTCATCATAGCCGCAGTGATTGCATCCCTGAGCCTCTTTATAGAGGTTGAGCCAGTGCGTCCTGCGGCGGCGGTTCATCCATTGTTTGGCGCGAGATTTGCTCTTACGCCGCCAGAATGATTGGGGTGTAGTCCACTCCTCACCATTTTTAGCCAAGCGGTGATAGCCCCAGAATATGCGGCCATCACCCCTGACCTCACCATGAACAGGCATCAGACTGCCTCAAGTTCTTTCAGAACATGAGCCTTGACCCTGCGATCAAACAGAGCCTTGCAGTCACCCAACGTGCGGTGAAAGGCGTGGACGTTGTTTGTCGCGTCCAATGGGTCACTGTGAGAAGGATCATAGACAGGCTTCTCATCAGATGCCTGACCATAGACCAACAGCCAACCATCATCGGCAAACGCCTGTTTGTTTTTGATGCCGAATGTTTTGACCTCGTAAACTGTGGTCATGTCATCATTGATATGATCGAACTTTTTGATCTTGGCAGAATACACAAACCGCAAGCCGCTTGATGATCTGATGATCGGGATGCCACGCTCCATGACAACCTTGTTCCAAGCACACGATAAAGTGACAAAAATCTTTTTCCAATAATCTTTACCCTCATTTTCAAAACCCAAGTCAAACTCAGGCTTTTTTCTAATGCTGACATCAAAGGATGATCTCTGGAACGTGATATCAAGAACACGGCTGGCAACACGCGAACCTTTTGTGCCATGATCAATAACTGGGTGATATTCTTTGCGCACCCTTTGATCACGCCTGATCTTTTTCATGGCATCGGTCAACTCATCAATGTATGAGACAATCGCTCGCCTTGCGTCAGAGTGAATTTCATCAATACCCTTTTCAAACTTACTTGCCTCGTCATCCATACGGTACTTTTCATTTTTGGAAAGCGCACTGATGAAAGAGTGGGGGATGCCCCAATCCACTTGTGCTTTGCGGATTTGCTCTGCCGCGAATGACAGGAACTTGTGTTGATCGCGAGTAATGTTACCCATCTTTAATCTCCCATTTTGAGGATAGCGACCTCACCCCAAGGGGCGCGGTCACTACCGATATCGGTTGAAACCCAAAGCACTGGATAGTCAGGTGCATCAGGGAAGTCAGATATCTCTAAGTCAGTCAGCCCGACAAAATTATCGCAGGGCAACTGATGCTCTTCGATGTAGTCAAACACTGGTGTGACTAGCGTACCGCCACGACCATTGATCTCAATCTTCTCAATTACCTCGCCTTGCTCGTATCTGTGAACAGTGCGAACCTGAGTGTCACAAGTAATGACTGTGACAGAGCGTGGCTTCTGATCTTCGGTGATAGCATTCATCTCGCCAAGGAAGTGAGACAACTCATCGCCTGATACAGAGCCTGATGTGTCAACGTAAATGATCACATCACCAGCCCCTACCTTGTCCACACTAGGCAAGTAGATGCCTTGGTTAAACCAAGCATTCTTTTGTGGTCTGCGCCATGTGTAATCATCAGGCTGATCGCCGCCAATAAAGCGGTTGAGAACATCACGCCAGTCGATCTGGCAACGCCGCATGACCTGTACAAGCTGGTCAATTTTGGCTGGCAGTTTGCCCTGAGCCTTAGCCGCATCAGCCGCCATCAGAACCTTGATGTCCATCTCAGCTTCGATCTGCTTGGCCTCAGCCTCGCCCAGTGGCTCACCATCGTCTGCCGTGGTCTGCATGACGCCGCCCCATGTGGGTGCGTCCTCTGGCATATCACTGTCAGGCATATGCGAATAGATGCGCTCTGCCGCCCAGTCTTTATACTGCTCCCACTCAGGCTTGCTGGTATGGAATAAACCATCAGGCGGCAACTGAAAGCCATCGTCAATCAGGATGTCATTGATAGCAATGTCAGTGCAGACATTCCATTTCTTGTGATCCCGATCACCGATACGCAAGCAGTGCTTGAAAGCAACGTGCAAGACCTCGTGTGCAATCACGCCCATGATAACGTCCTGATCAAATCTATCGACAAAGGCGGCATTCCAGAGGATCGACTTGCCATCTGTCGCCATAGTCGGCACTGCGTCAGTCTCGACAAAGTTAAGACCCATAGCAATCGACCCAAAGAATGGGTGCTTCAGAACCAACTGTGTTTTTGCTCTCGCAATTTTTAGATTAGCATCCATGATGCATCTCCCATGTTGAAAAAGTGATATAGAACTTTTGAGGGGCGGCATGACCGCCCCCCAAGGTGTTACAGGATAAGCTGTTTGCCATCCGACAAGATCCATTGACGTACAGCCTCAGACTGCTTGAGTGTCTGGTCACGGTTAACTGCAT